TATTTTTGACGACAATCCATCATTTTTAATTGTTCGACTCCCATCGCCTCCACCATGTAAAAAGGACGCCATTTCGTTGAGAATTGACGTCCTTTTCTTTATCGTGGTAACATTTTTGGTAACACACCGCTGAAAAACAGCTTTATAAACGCAAAAACAGCCCCGAGGAACCGTCAGGATCCCCGGGGCTGCTGCTATGTATGGCTTTTTTGGCTGGGCGACTTACTTTCCCTGTGCCTTCAGCCTATTGGGCATCGTCACTCAGACAAAGAGACGATCTTCCGCATTACTAGCTCATACTCTTTCGGGTACACCAGCTTTATTGCGTTCATGTGTCTGTCGAGCACCTGCATCAGACTGCCGAAAGGAACAGAGCTGGCAGCCTCTACAAATTCACTCTGCGGTTCTTGTTGTCTTGTGGAATACTCCATCTGCCGCACTGGTTCAGCCTGCGGTGTGGTGCTGTTTTCCCGGCTTTCCGCTTCGCTCAACTCATTTCGCACAGTGCAGAGGGCGGCAAGCTTTTCCACGCTCTGCCAGTTCGTTTCTTCGCATTTCAGTTTGCGGATGTGCTCGTTTATCTCTACGATGTCCATGCCTGCCGCCCCCCTTATCACATATTGTTCAGGATGTCCAGAGCACGCTTGTATGCGTCACGCTCGGCGCCGGTTGCGTCCTGCATCATGTTTTCGATGTCAGAGATCATCCGCTCCCGACCATCGCCGCGCGAGTAGTGACCGCGCACATAGTGCCGCCCGCGGTTTGCGTAGCTGTTGCCTCGGTTATAGTTTTCGGTACGTCCGTAGTTGCCGCGCATATCAGCTTCCCACTCACCAGCGCGGCTATATTCGCCGTCCTCCAGCATCATGATCTTGTCGATATTTTTGATGGTGTCGGTCAGCTTGTGCACGGTGTCCAGCGTGCGCTCGTTCAGGCCGTTCTTGGCATCGCGGTTGTACTCGTCCAGCTCCTCGCAGAGCATTTCACGCAGATCATAGAGATTCTTACTCATGTTGTACTCCTTTCCTTATGCTACCCGCTCAACGATCAGATTGCTGTTTGCAATGCTGATTGCCTGCGTGCTAGTGTTTTTGAGAGCCACGGTCACGCAGCACCCGCGGGGAACTTCCACGAACACCTCCGTAAAGACGTTGCTATACTGATCCACTGCCGCGGGGGTGACAATTGCGGTTGCGCTGCTGAGCGCCTCTCCGCCGACAGCCAGCGCCACAGAGATAGCACCCACAGTGCCTCCGGTAGGGATGGCGATGTTGCCGCCAAAACTCACTTTAAACAGTGCCTTGCACTGGTTCGTAAGTCCACGCAGCGTCACATTGCCAGCACCTGCGCGATGGTTGATGCAGTTCGTCCCCTTGATAGCAGTTTCGGTCAAGGGAAGATTCTGCCCGGCTGCTACAGTCTGGGTCGTTGTAGAGGTAAATTCAGCCATTATTCGCGTCCTCCTTTTCTGCACAGACATCCGCTTTACTTGCATAGATGTTTTTCAGCACATCCATGCAGGAAGCCGAAAAGTCCGGTCGTTCAGTGTCCAGCAAAGTCCGCACGATTGAACTGTAAACGCTCAGATCCATCATGCTCATTTTGTTTTTGTCCATGCTGGCCAAATGGTCAACAAACTGCTGCTTCAAGTCTGTTACGGTCATTTGAATGCTCCTTTCATAATAAAAGCGCCGGGACTACTGCCCCGGCGCTCTGGTTTGCAAAATCAGCTCAGGGGCTGAACAGGCTACAAATTGTAGTCAGTTGCCGTTATTCGGTTAGGCGCAACCGTTGCAGCCGCAACCGGTGCCGCAGTTACCGTACTGGTAAGGTGCAGGAACCTGGAATGCGGGCACGGGGCGCGGATTGTAGTAGGCCAGCTGCCCGCTCATGTAGGCTTTGAGCGTTTCGTTCTGGGCTGCCTGAGATGCCGCCAGCTGTGCTGCGAACAGCTGCTGACCCTGCTCAGCGATCTTTGCGTCCTTTGCCTCGATGCGCTGTGCGGTCAGGGCGTCAAGGATGGCGCGGGCGTTCTGGTTCTGGTTGTCGATGATGTCCCGGGTGGTGTTCTGCACCGTGTTCCGGGTTTCGCAGGACTGGGTAGCCAGATTGTAGTTGACGCCCTGGATGGCAGACCGGGTCTCGCAGCAGCACTCCTGCTGCTGCATCTGCATAGCAAAGAGCTGCTGCATGAATGCCGCCTGCTGGTTTGCGCGGCTGATCTCGGCAGACATAAAGCCATTGTTCACGGTTTGCTGCACACCATTAACAAGCTGCGCTTGCTGGTAGAAGCCGTCACACAGGCCGCTGTTGATGCTGTCCATCTTGCGCTCGATGCTGGCAAAATCGGAGGTCAGGACGTAGCCATCAACGACACCGGCACCGGTGTTGCCATTGCCGCCCCAGTTGCCGCCCCAGCCGCCGCAGAAGGCGAACAGGAACAAGATGATGATCCAGAGCAAGCCGCCGTCACCCCAGCCAAAACCACCATTAGAACAGGTATTTGCAGGCTGAACCGGCATAGTCATCATAGGAGAATCGGTAGATAAGCTCATAGTAAGCTCCTTTCAAAATTTTTTATACAAATCTGCGCAGATATTGTATTTTTGTGGTATAATAGAAACAGATAAATCCACCATGCTATACGGAGGTTTTTATGGAGAATTGGTTACCTGTTCCTGAATACGAAGGATTATATGAAGTGAGCGATTGTGGAAACGTAAAAAGCATGAATTATAACCACACCGGAAAATCTAAAAATCTTGTTCTCAAAAGCCATAAAAGCGGATACAAAACGGTAATGCTCTGCAATAAATCGGGAAAGAAAAACAAGTCCGTTCACGTTCTTGTTGCAAGTGCATTTCTTCCAAATCCAGAAAATCTGCCTTGTGTAAATCATATTGACGGAAACAAGAGCAATAATTTTGTTGGAAATCTCGAATGGATTTCTCGCAAGGGGAATACGCAACACGCAATTGCAACAGGGCTTCGTGCCGATTCTAATATGCGTGGTAGAACTGGGTCTTTGAACCCATTGAGCAAACCGGTTGCCCAATACACAAAATCTGGTGACTTTATGAAGGTGTGGAGTGGGTATTCCGAAGCTGCCAGAGCTTACGGATGTAAGCCTTGTACAATCATCAACTGCGCAAAAGGTAGGATTAAGTCTTGTAAAGGCTTTGTCTGGAAAGACGTTTAATGGGGAAGGAACTGCTGAAACTGCTGCGCCATCGCCTGCAGCTGGTTCAGTTGGTTTTGTGACATTTTGCCGGATTGCAGCAGCTTTTGCACCTCTGCTTTCGGGTCGCCTTGAAAGTTTGCACGGAACTGCTGGAACTGCTGCATCATCTGGCCAAACTGACCCATAGGGTTTGGCATGGCGGGCATACCGCCGCCTAGTGCATTAAAAAGAGGATTTGCCATACTTATTTGACCTCCGTTTCAGGTTTTGCAGGCTCTTGCTTCTCAAGCGCCGCACAGCGGGCTGCCAGCGCGTCAAACTCTGCCCGGGTGACAAACTCCACTCCGGGCTGCTGCGCCGTTTGTGGCGGCGTTTTTGCGGCTGTGGTGCGCTCCTTGTAGTCAAACACCCGGAGGGGAAGCGGCATACCGCTTGCATCGGTGCTTTTGATGTAAAACGCGCTGTTTTCGCTGTCCATCAGGAGCACGCTGTTTCCTGCGGCAACCATGTATGCTTTTGCGCCCTCCTCGCCTTGCACCCAGATGATGGACGGCGTGCCCTGCGTCTGCTGCGCCGCTTGCCCCATCATAGGCTGCTGATAAGCGTTTTGACGCAGTTGTGCAAGCTGATCCGGCATTGCCTGCCCATAATAGCCGGGCTGGTATCCGTATGGAATGTATGGCATCGCTTAGTCCTCCTTGTACCAGTAATAAATCGGGCACTCCCTGCCGCTGTCCCAGCTGTCCCACCACTCGCCGTTGACCACAGCCAGAACGTGACCAGAGCAGCCCAAAACGTAGATTCCGTGCGGGCACTCCCTTGCGAAATCCTCCACGGTGTAGCAGGTGGAGCAGTCCGCATCGACAAGACGGCGTTTGAATCCGCGCTTTTGGAGGTACGCACCCCATGTGCGGTTAGCGCTTGGCATATCGCCCAACGCGTAGCCCATCATTGCAAGCCCTACATACGCCTGCTCCCAGCTTTGCCCGGTGGCAGCTGCAACGGCTCGCACTGCACAGTCTCCGACGCTGCTACCACGCGGGTTTGGATTGAACTTGTGCCACATGAGCGCCCCTCCTTTTGCGTTTATCGTACCAGAATGCCACACCGGGAGAGACAACGAACGCACAACGAAGGACAAATATAAACTGATACAACTAATACAAAATGAACAAAAAAATAAGGCAAAGTCTGGTGATTACGTCTGTATCACTTGTAGCAGTTTTGTGGTATAATAAAGGTGTCAGAAGGAAGTACAAAACCGCAGGAGGAGCAAAAAATGGATATCTACGAGAAGCTGAACGACCGGTACGCAGAGCTTGCAAGCGCAGGCTACAATCTGGATGATAGCACCCGCAATGATATTGTTGCGGAGTATCAGAGCCGCTGGGATGACGGCGAACGGTTTGCCAATCTCAGCGCAATGGATATGATCCTTGGAGCAAAGAGAGAGGCTGACACCGAAGAGGAGATGGCAGCTTGCGTGGATGAGCTGGCAGCACGCATTGAGACCGCACTGGTTGTACAGTGGGCTAAGCAGTACGACAGAAGCCAGATGGTCAGCGTGCTTAACGCCATCACCGATTTGGACGTGAACGCATCCGTTAATATGCATGGAGCAGTCGTAAGACTGCATGAGATCGTCCGGGCATGGAACAATACGCACCCGGACGAGGAGCCGATCTCCACCGCATCCAACATCGAAATCTAAAAATGAAGGCTGCGCTATCTGGCCATACGGGCGTAAGGAGAAGCACCATGGAAAACACTACTATCCAAAATCTTGGCATGCTGTATCGCATGCTGGAAGAAGCCTGCACCCCTGACCATGCAAATCAGGCAGACTTCAGCAACGCTACGCGATTTCCCGTGCGTGGCGTAATGATGAAAATCACGCTGGCGCACAAGCTCCACAAGATGACCCCGGAGCTGGACAACGCCTGCTCCTACGTCCTGAAGGACGTTGACATCGAGGACATTGACAGCAGCTTTGCGCTCAAGGCATTGTCGATGCAGCAGCAGGGCGTGTTCCAAATCGGGTATATGTCGCCCGATTACAAGACGCTTGGTGTAGACGCTGGCAAAATTAAAGCCGCGCGGGAAAGCGCAGGCCTGACCATTCGGGCGCTGTCGGAAAAGACCGGGCTGTCCACTGCGACAATCCAGCACGCAGAAGCCGGAAAGCCTACGCGGATGACCACGCTCAAGAAAATTGCTGCTGCCTGCAATGTATCAGCAGAAGAGCTGCAAGGGTAAAAGAAAAGCGCCCACACGGAAAAATCCGCATGAGCGCTTAATTTTTGCAAATTATAAATATTTTGGAAAAGCCCTTGACATTTTGTAGCAACAAATATATAATAATTGTAGCGACAGAAAAAGTGAGGTGATTTAGATGTCGCCTAAGACTGGTAGACCAAAGGCAGAAAACCCGAAAGACACCATGCTCCGCGTCAGACTGGACGAAGAATATTGCAGGAAGTTGGACAAGTGCGCCGAATCCTTGAATATGAGCAAAAGCGAAATCGTGCGTAAGGGAATCGACCTTGTTGAACAGTCCATCAAATAAAAAATCCCTGTGCTGGAAAGTTTGGCGACCCACAGCACAGAGATTCCTTCCCAAACACAGAGGTCTGGTAAGTTTATTATACCACGACCTCTAGTGCTTTACAAACATTTTTGAGGTATTTTAGCAATGAACACACCAAAAATAACGAAAGCGGAACTTGAACTGGATGCTGTTTCTGGTGAACTCCGCACAATGCACAGCCTGTTGACCATTTTCGCCGACTGGTTTGACGAGACGCACAAGGCCGATATGATTGACCGAGAGCGAGACGAACGGCTGGTCAGCCAGCTTTGGCAAGAAGCACCGATGTACAACTCTTTGATTACGGCTTTGTTTGCATCCATCACCGGTCTGGAAAAGGAAGTCGATGCAGTTCTGGATGCAGAGATTGCACAAGGGGTGAGCGCATGAACGATTTGCAGATTTTTAACAGCCCTGACTTTGGTAGCATCCGCACACTGGTTGAGAATAACGGCAAGGTGCTTTTCTGTGCCGCAGATGTAGCAAAAGCGCTTGGTTACGCAAAACCTCAGAACGCAATCGCCACTCACTGCAAGGGTGCCCTGAAACGGGGCATCCTTACCAATGGCGGTGAGCAGGAGATGAATTTTATCCCGGAGGGCGATGTAATCCGCCTTATCACCCACAGCAAGCTCCCTAATGCCGAAAAGTTTGAGAGTTGGGCATTTGATGAAGTGCTCCCGCAGGTGTTGCGCACTGGCAACTACTCTGTCAAGCCCGAAACTCCTGAACTCACCCTCTCCAAAGCACTTGTCATGGCACAGGGCATCATTGCGAGGGAACAGGAGCGCTCCAAACAGCTTGAAAAGGAAAACGCCAAACTCAAGCCCGCTGCCGAGTACGCCCACAATATGCTTTTGAGCGATGAAACGCTTACTGTGACGCAGATTGCGTTAAACTTTGGCATGACCGCCAACAAACTCAATAAGTTACTGGAAGAATGGGGAATCCAGAAGAAGGTCAACAAGCAGTGGATACCCAAGCGCAAGTACATCGACAAGGGTTATACAGTGAGTATTCCTGTTGAGGTGGGCAACGGTGAGACCAAAGAGAACACCCGCTGGAACCGTACCGGACAGGCGTTTATCTACAAGCAGATGCACGGCCACGGCTATTTGACCGTGAAGGAACAGGCAGAGCAGAAAGCGAAGGAACGCAAGGTGATTCCAGCCCCTGCTGAGCAGTCCGCATAAACAAAACAACCCCCGATGCTCCAAACGGAACACCGGGGGTTTTGCTTATCCAAGCATTTTTTCAATACCTTTCAGCCGGTAGCTTATCGCAGTCCGGCTATAATTTGTCTGTGCTGCAATGTCCGGCAGTGAAAGCCGCTCAACGTACCGCAGTAAGGCTATCTTACGGTCTACCCTCCCAAGCGGTGCGCTTTTGATGGCGGCGATCATCCTCTGTCTGTCAAACCCTTGCAGCGCAGCGGGCAGCACTACACGAGCCGCTGCCACGGACATCACCAAGCCAGAAGGGCTGCGGGAGCTGTCCGGCGTTGCGCACCATTACGGTGACGTTACCGAGATGGTCGATTTTACCGCATCTCTTAATTTCACAAAATCGTTTCTGCTCGTATGTAGTGCTTGCCATGATATCCTCCTTACTGCTTTTGCAGTGCCGCCCGGGCGCTGTCAAAGAAAAGCTGAATGACCTTGCTCATGGTTTCCTCAGTGATAGCCCAGCTTACCAGCTTGCCCCACCGGCTGTTATTCAGATAGTGGCGCAGCATCTTGACGCACCACGCCTTGCGCTCTGCGCCGCGTTTCGTGCCCTGAATCTCCCGCTCTGCTTGTTCGATGAGGTCAAGCACCAGCGTTTTGACCGCTGCGCCGTAGCCCAGACGGATAAGCCCCAGCACAAGCGACACAGCGCCCACAACGATGAGTACCAGCGCCAGCCACGCGGGCAGTGGGGTAAGAATGGTGTTAAGGATGGTTTCCATGTGTTACTCTCCTCTCTCTTTTTCGAGGTCTTCGATGCGGTGGTTTGCCACCTTGATCTGCTCTTCCAGCACCGGTACGCGCTTGGCAAAGTTGTTGTGCTCCCGGACTTCGCGGGTCAGCTCTTCCAGCTTGGTTTCGGTCACAGCCTGCTGCTTGTCCAGCTTGGCGTCCATGCTCTGGGCGGTGCGGTTGTTGGAGACGATTGAGCCGATCAGGCTCAGACCGCCGGTGATGATCGCCACAATGATTGCTTCGCTCATGCGCCCTCCCGAAGACGGGTCAGACCCTTCTTGCGGATGATTTTCGGGTAGTTGCGGGTGGTGGCGTTGAGGTCTACATTTCCCGTAATGCCCGGCACAGAGCCCTTGCTGGTGTGCTGGTGGGCGTGGTAGATGTAATCCACTTTGGGCGTCTTGCCCGTGTAGTCGGCCAGCCAGACGTCCCAGCGACCTGCCAAGCGCTGCATGTCCAACTCATAGCTGTAACCCGTGTAGGTGTAAAGCTGGGCATAAAAGCCCATAGCTTCCATCTTTTCCAGCGCATACGCCACCACGTTGGTGAGGTCAAGCGTGGAGAGCTTTTTGATCTTGTTTTCTTCCACGTCCACGCACACGGGCATGGTGAGCTCTTTGCCTCGTACCGCTTCCCGCACAAGGGCAAGCTCTGCATCTGCCATAGCCTCGCTAGTGGCGTAGGTGTAGTAGTAGACGCCCACGTCCAGCCCAGCGGCCCGGGCGTTGCGGTAGTTGCGCTCAAAGGTCGGGTCGATGTACAGTCCGTCTGCCCGCTTGCTCATCTTCGGATTCGTAGAGACCGTCTTGAGCATGACGCCCTTGTAACCAGACGCTTTGACCTTGCGCCAGCCGTCGAGGGTGATTTTGCCCTGATACCGGCTCACATCGAGGTATCGGTAAGGCAGCGGCCCGTCCCAGCCGGGGGGAGCGGAGCTCTCGGTGTCCACAGTGGACACGTCATAAATGCTTTTCTTGTCGTTGTAAATGCGGTACTCGCCATCCGGTGCGCCGGAGACGTCTGCCGATTCCTTTGCGTGGGCAAGGGCGGAAAAGAGGCGGGAGAGAAAAGTCAGGAGGTTCATGTGGTCACGTCCTTTCGGTTTTTGGTAAGATAAATCTTTCTGTTGGCGGATACCATCTTGAGCATCACGCCGGAGACAAGCCCGCTTGCCTTGACCTTGTCCCAGTCGATGTCGCCCTGCCAGCGGGAAACGTCCATAATGATATTAGGCATACACTTCCCCCGTGATCTCTTCGTACTCTTTTGCGGTCAGGCGGTCGCGGGCTACCAGCATTTGCAGCATGGCTTTGCTCCACATACCGCTGTCGTAGTTTCTCTTTGCCAAAAAGTAACCGTTGCTGTGCTCACGCATGGGGCATTCCCTCCTGTTCTGCGTTGGTTTCCTCTACCGGCACGCCCTCTAACAGGCAGAGGAACTCCACCTTTGCAACGGCGTTGGCAAGGTCTGCCGCATGGTTTTCGGTCTCAGTGGCTGCTTTAATGCTGCCGGGTGCTTGAATGATCTGCATAAGTACCTCCTTATACCATTCCCACGATTTTGCAAGCCGGGGCGCATCGATGCGCGTAGATCGTGCTCCAGGCGTTGACGCCGCCGCTGGAGCTCACGCCGAAGGCAGCGTAGCTGCCGCTACGATCCGCAGAACGCAGTCGCACAATGCGGCCCACAGTGCGCTGTGCGATGTCGCGGGTGATGCGTAGCGGATAGGTCTTAAACAAGTCCTGCGGGGTCTTTGCGCCGGTGCGCTCCTTCCAGTACGGCCAGTAGGTACCCTCGCCGGACACCCGCGGCGAGCAGTAGATCTCCTGCAGGGAGGGCAGGAAAATCTTGTCATAGGTCACCACAGCGCTGCCGTCATCGGTGACGGTGTTGCCGTAGGTCACGACCTTCACGCGGGTCAGGGCGGCCTTGAAGTCGTCCGAGAAGCCCGCAAGGAAGCCGGGCACGGTGTCTGCCTGATCGGGCTTCATGTCCCATTCATCTTGCGGCTGCCACCACGCACCAGCGGGTGCATCGCTGTTGAGGTACTGGCGGTATGCGGACTTATACCACCGGTTGTCACCGGAGCTAACCGGATGCAAGCCGTTCAGCTTGCCGTTGGGCTTAGCGAGGAAAGTGCCAAGATTCATGCCCGCGCTGCCAGCAGAGACGTTGCAGGTCTCAAGCAGTTCGGACTTCTGCTGATCCTTGTAGACGTAGACTTTCCAGTTGGTGGGTGTGGTATCCCGGGCGTTGTAAAAGCCGGTCAGGCGTGCGCCTGCGGGGGCGTTCTTGGTCAACGTGAACTGGTAGACGGTGCCGTTTTTGACGTTTGTGCCCCAGTCCAGACCCATCTTGACGTTGTAGGTACCAGCAGCAAGGCCGGATTCTTGCACCACATAAAAAGCCTGATACGCAGAAAACTGGATATCTTCTAGAGATGCGTAGTGCATCTGCAGCACCATTGCGGGCGCGGTGGTGCCGGTCTCGCCCTCTGCGATATCGTCCGGCTTCACAACATCCCAAGGACAGTCGTAGGCCTTGCCGTCCTTGCCGGTGTAGGTGTTGACCAGCTGCGTGCCAACCGGAAAAACAGCCGGTGCGTTACCGGCAGCCACCACCGACTTGATGGCGTTGTAATCCATCTCCTCCACCACGCCGGTCTGCGCCCGCGCGATCACGCCCAGCGAGCTGGACATACCCAGCAGGGCGGCGATCATCTGGTCAAACTTTTTACCGTTGTCTTTTGCGGTCTTGTCCAGATAGGGAGGCTCGGTTACAAGAGTTCCCGTTGCAGTTACAGTCTCAATGTTATCAACCATGTGTTTTGCTCCTTTCAGCGTTTGATGTATTTCACGCAGATTTTGCCATCTACAACGACAAATCCGCAAGATTCAAGAGCTTTGGTGCGCATATCCAGCGCTTGCTCTGCCTGTTCTGCGCGGGTCTTTTCGGCGGCAATGGCGGTGTCCAAGCGCTGCTCCTCACCCTTGGCGCGGGTTGCTTCGGCGGCAATTCCTTCCGCGTTCGCCTGTTCAGCCGCCTTTGCCCGCTCCGTTTCCTCCGTGATTTTGGTGGACAGGGCGCTTTCGGCGGCTTGTGCGCGCTCGACCTCAGCCGCAATGTTGTCGGAGTTGGCTTTTTCCGCTGCCTGTGCGCGAGCGGTCTCCGCGTCAAGGTCATCCCTTACGCCCTGAATCGCGTCACCAGTCGCTTTCGCATCCGCAGCCTTACCCTCGACGGAGAGGGTGGGGTCGATGACAGCTGAAACTGCAGTGCTTGCATTACTGGCGGCATCCGCTGCTGTTTTTGCGCTGGCGGCGGCTTCTGCTGCCTTTGTGGTGGCGGTGCTAGCAAACTGCTCCACATACTCCATGCCTTGGGCGATATCCTCCCGCACCTCGGATGCCATGACGGCAGAGCGTATGCCACTGATCGCTTCCGGGAATGTTTTATCCATTGCTGTTGCCTCACTTTCCTGTTGCGTACCCTTTGAGCGCGCAGCTCAGGTCATACGCAGTGGTTGCTTTGCGGGCGCTGAGCGCCTGCAGATCGGATATGCTGGAAAACTTTTTGCCGAAGGTGAACTCCTTCTTTGCGGGCTTATCCAGCGGCTCTACGAGCTTGTTACAGTTGATCCACACATCAATGCCATGGGGCGCGGAAATAATGTGGGTCAGCTTACCGAAAGCGATCCTGTCCACGTCCACGCCCGCGTCCCTCAGGTCTACGGCTTTCACTGTGATGCCGTCCGCAAGGCGTAAGTGCTTGCCAAGCTCCATGTCGGCCTCGTCCTGCAGGGACTGCTGGGTGTTGGCCGTGCCGTCCAGCACCAGATACCGGGTGATAAGTCCGTACAGCTTCTGGGCGGTTTCATCGTTGGCGGTGGCGGTCAGGGTGTTGGTGGTCTCCCACAAAAACCAGCCGCTTTTTTTCTTGCCGATGGCGATCACCCGGGTAACGATATCCTCGGCCTTGACGTAGCTGGTCAAGTCCAGCAGGTTTGTGCCGAAGGTGATGCCCTGCACGTTGCGCTCGGTCGCGTCCTGTACATAGTCCAGCCGCCTGACGGCTATATCCAAGTCTGGCATTATCACTTCGCGGCGCGGGCACAGGTAGCCGCCGTACACATCCACAAGCTCGCTTTGCAGGATGTCCCACGTTTTGCCGTAGTTCTTGCCGTCGCCGAAGTCGTGCAGCTCCTCCACAAGCTGCGGGGTGTAGTCTGCGGACTTTTCCCCGCCGACGTACACGTTGACCGTACCGTCTTTTTCCGTCTTGATGCTGTACGTTTTGGATTCGGTGTCCTTTTTGGTCACCTTTATGGTGGCGTCAAACTTATAGGTCTCTATCGGCGTGGTGATTGAAGGATTTACAATGGTCTGCTCTGCATCGTAAGTCTTGCTTCCCTGAGAGACCGCGTTCCGGCGGAGGGTGAACTGGTTGTCTCCCGTGCGCCAGATGAGATAGTCTTTTCTGGTCTTGATCTCGTTTAGTGTCCAGCTCTTTTCTGGTGGGGTCTGCACGTCCTCATAGTCGGAAAATACTGTTGAGAATCTTTCAATGATCCGGTTTTCGTTTTTGGAGTACAGCCCCCAATCTTGACGGTAGTCTCCGTCTGGATCCGGGCTGCTGGCCTTGTAGTCCAGCTTCATATAGCACTTTTCGGCTACCGGAACATACCGCCGCTGTTCTTCTACGGTTACGTTGCCGATATAGAACTTCTTGTACTCATCGGTAAGCTTCGTGTGGTTGTCACAAAGGAAGTCCAGAAACTGCCGGATGGTCACGTCCTTTGCGGTGTAGGGCGGCACGTCGGTGTCGTTGAGGTAGGCAAGCTCGCCCTCACAGTACACCTTTTGCCGCAGCAAAAAGTCCTGTTCATGGCTCATAACACGGCCTTGCCAGATCGGCTTTCCGTCCTGTTCCACGGATACCACCGTTTTCAGCTTTTGCAGGGCGCTGTGCGCCACATTGCCCAGCGGGATGGTAAATTCCAGACTTCCGGCCTTGCCAAACTCACGGGTCAAAGTTGGATTTATCAGCTTCTTGGTTTCCAGCGCAGAGCCGGGCGCATAGATGCAGACCTTGTCCTCCATGTCGTATGCGGTATATCCTGTGCCTGCGTATATCTTGTAGCTCATAGGCTTGCCCCCAGATACTTGATGGTGATGCTGCTTGCAGCGGTGGCGGTAAAGGTCAGGGTGACGTTTTCGCCGTCTGGGATATCCAGCCCCTCCAGATACTGCCACTCGGTCGTTTTGGCAAGGCTGCCCGCATAGGACTTGTTGACCTGCAACGACACATTTGCCGCGCTTTCGCCGCGCTGGAAATAGACCGCCGCGGTGTGCGGTGCGCCGTAGATGACCACGTCCACCGGCGTATTGGCTGGCAGCGCAATGCTGCGGTAGTCCCGCAGGATATCCGTTTCAAAGTTGATGTCATCCCACCGGATGTCTTGCGTGCCGTCGTAGACGTTATACTTGTACGGGTTGCAGCTGCCGGTGATGGTGACCGTAGCGGAGAGCCGCCCCGGCACGAATTTGACGTGCCACAGCCCCTCCCAGTACCACGATGGATCATCGTCAAACACGCATTGCAGCCACTTGCCTTCAAGGGCATTGTGCAAGCGGCTTTGCAGTACCTTCCACAGTTTTTTCGGTGCGGTGCAAAGCAGTTCCATGGTGATAGAGCGCTTTTTGTAGTGCACCTTGCCGTCCAGCGAGGTAGTCAGGTTAAGCAACGTGTCAGAGCCGGGTATCTGCACAAGGGTCTCGTCCGGTTCAGGCTCGCCGATGTTCGGGCTGCCAACCTTCATGTACAGTCCCCATGTTGCAAGGGTGTCGTAGTTGCCCAGCTTTGCGCTGTGGATCGCCATTTAAACACCCCTTTCTGCCCGCAGGGTGTACACGCCCATGCTGGTGTCCATGTTGGTAGCAAGGCGCGGGGTGAGCATATCTGCCACTTTTTCACCGTCCATGACAAGCTGCCCGGTGCCGATATCTGGCAGGTGCTCGTCCAGCAGATCACGGATCTGCTGCAAAATGCCAAGCTGTGCATCCGTGCCGGTGGTCTTTTCCATGTAGCGGTGCTGCATGGCTGCCCTGGTAGAAAACTCGGTCAGGCTGTCGTACACGTCATGCCCTGCAAAGGGGCTTTCGTAGTGGCTCACAGCCTGTCCGCCGCTGCTCTTGCCCTTGCCAAACTTGGCAAACAGTGCAGCACCAAGCGCCGCCACGCCCGCCACAATGGCGATGATCGCGGCAACTTCCGGGTTCGAGATAATCAGGCCGCCAATCTTTGCGATCAGCCCACCGGCGCCCTGCGCGATCACGCCAAGGTTGCCCATGCTCCCGGCAAGGCTTGCAATATCCGTGCCCGCGTTGAGGGCAAAGCTGCCCATGCCGGAGCCAATTGTGTTCAGCACGCCCATGATATTACTGCCGACATCGGAAACGTTGATGCCCAAATCCTGAAATACATTACTCAAGCCCTTAACGTCCGTTGTAATGCCGTTTGCATCTGCTTTGATGCCGTTGGACATGATCTGCTTAAAAGCGTTGTACGCCTCGCTCAGACCGCCGCTGGAATACGCCTCGTTGATGGCTTCCAGCGCCTTGTTTGCCCAGTCGGACAGGACTTCGCGCTGCTCCTGTGACACCTCTCCCCACATCATGTTGACGATATCCAGCCCAAGCGCCGCCCAGTCCTGATTTTTGAGGTCGGTGTACAGGTTTTTGCCAAGCTTGAAGATACCGCTGTTGAACTGCTGCTGCGCCTTGCTCTGGTTCTCTTCAATGCGTTTTTGGGTCGCCTTGATGCTCTTGTCGATGTTCTGTGCGGTCTCTGTCACCTTGTCCTGCACGCCGTCAACGTAGCTGATGACCTTGGTGTAGGTCTGCCGCACGCCGTCCACAATGCGCTCGCCGGTCTCGGTGGTGGTTGTTTTGATGTGCTGGCTGCCGTCCGCGTAGGTTTCCACGGCCTGCTGCGTGGTGGTGGTGATGCCGTTGAAGGCCTTTTCTGCAATGGTGGTCAGGGTGCCAAGCAGGGTCTTGGACATATCGGCATAGACCTTTTTGGTCGTGGTGCTTATCTTGCCGTTCGCGTCCGTAACTTTCTTGGTCACAAGCGTATAGGTAGTAGCAACGCCGTTGACCATCTCTTTACCGGTCTCGGTGGTGGTCTCTGTCACGCGGTCTTTGATGTTGCCCGCTGCGTCCTTGACCTTCTCCTGCAGGGTCTCAACGCTTGTAGTCACGGCTCCAAGCGCGTTCTGTGCGGTGGTGGTGGCGGTGTGCGTCACGGACGCTATGACGGTTTCGGTATTGGAGGTGGATTTTGGGGTTGAGGTTCTGCCAGTCTTGCCGGAGGAACCGGAAGGACTTATGACGATGGAACTGCCAGATGTTCCGCTTGTTTTAGCGGGCACCCATCCGTCATTTTCGTCCCAGACCATGCCACTATGGTTAGTGTCCCAGTTTTTTCTGCTTTCTTTTTGGATTTTTTTGCTTTCTTGGTCTGAATTGAATGCCTTTTTATAAACAGCATCCCAGTCACCATGGAAAATGCCAATTTCTCCACTTTTCAAAGCATCAAAAACAGCTTTCAGGCCAACAGCAGCGGATTTTGCCTTGTTTATAACGCTGGTAAGACCCGTTATTTCCCCGATAAGGCCGCTCCATCCGTCAAGTTTGTATGCGTCTTGAGCGGCTATAACCATTTCGTTCAGTTTGGAAATAACGCCACCAAGAGCGTTTGTTAGATTTCCAGTCAAAAGCCCAGCCAGCTGGCTGACGTTATCCTTCAGGGTGGATATACGCCCGTTCATGGTCTGGCTCTGGGTGTCCATGGCGTTATAGTAACGCCCGCCCTCCTCACTTGCGGCTATAAGCGCCTGCGAAAGAAGGTCGTAGCTGATGGTCATGTTCTGGACTTCTTGCACCGATTTGCCGGTGTAATCTGCCAAGATTTGATAGATATTGATGCCCGCATAGGCAAACTGCTTGATGTCGATTGCGGACGCTTTGCCCACATTGGCGATCTGCTGCAGGTTTGCAGCCATGCGGGATAGTTCGGCGTTACCGCCGCCGGTTGCGGAAACAGCATCGCCCAGTGCATTGATGACCTTGCGGGAATACGCAGCATTTTCGCCTGCGCTGATGAGCAACTGATTTGCCTGCGTCAGGGATGCTACGTCAAACGGGGTGCGGGCTGCGTCCTCCTGAATAGCCTGCATGGCTTCCAGCGCGGCCTGTGCGCTGCCCAACATATTGGTAAAGCCGGTGGTGTACTTTTCTATCTGGGCATTGTATGAAATGCCCATCTCCACAAAGCCCTTTGCAAGGCCTACCGCTTTTGTTCCAAGCGAGGTAAGCATATTTGCAAGGACAGTCGCTTTTGCGCTGGCTGCTGCAAACTGGTTTGCCATGCCTGAAACGCCGCTCCCGGCGGTGTTTGCGCTGCGGTTCAGCGAGTTTGCGGCGCTTTGCGTCTCTTTTCTGGCCTGCTCGATGCCCTGCTCATACTCGGAGGTATCAAGCCCCAAAGTGGCCATCAAATTGAAAATAGTCAGGTCTCACCACCTCCGTTCTGCTCTGCGGCTTTTTTACTGTCTGCAAGTGTCTTTTCCCAACACGCCTGCGCTTCTTCCAGCGTTGTTTCGTGTCGGCGCTGGGATAGCGGCTTGTCGTACTCTGCCATGATCTCGCTGAAGGACTGCTCCACCTGCTGCCCCAGCGATACAGCACAAAGAAAAAGCATATCAGCCGTATACAGCTGGTATGCCTTTGTGCGGTGGCGTTCGCGCATCTCGCTGATGACGAACCAGACGAAATACTTTATTCCGTAGGCGCGGAGATGCTGGAGTTCGGCGCGGCAGAGGTAGTGCCAAAACTCAGGCCGTTCAAGTCGGCCAGCGATGACAAAAAATCCTGCATATCCTCCTGCATCACGGACTTGGTAAGCGCGGTGAACGCCTTAGGCAGGGTGTCTTTTTCGCCCTTTTCCAGCGTGTACAGCTGGTGCAGGGCGTTCATGGTGCGCTGCGGGTCAAGCTTCATCAGGGGCTTGATAAAGTCCAGCGCAGCCAGCGCAAACTCGCGCGGGGTCAGCTTTTTCTTGCCCTCTGCGGTTTTTGCAGGCTCTGCGCCCAGCAGCTTCATGGCGTTGGCAACGATGGTCTCCCGGGCGGCTTTGGTCTCCGGGTTGTCTACGTTGTCCTTTGCGTCCATGATCATGCGAGTGATGCCGTCCACCGCATCATACAGCTTGGGCAGGGCTTCCACGGGGTCAAGATTGATGGTAAGGATCATTTATTCTGCCTCCTTGACGTAGAACTCCATAGGCACCTTGCTGGTGTCGGTCATGTCGTAGTGTCCCTTCAGGCTCAGCGTGATGTTGCCCTTGCCGTCCTTGGTGGTTTTCAGCTCAAGGCCGCCATCGCTCACGGCCTTCATCAGCTTGACAGCAGCATAGCCGCCGCCAATCAGATTGCCGTGCCACCAGATATCCTGGAAGTCCTCGTTTTTGTAGTCCTCGCGGACGGTGATCTTGTTGGTTTCCACGTCTGCCGCACCCAGTTCAAGCTTAATGGTATCGGCGCTCACGGTCATGCAGGTGGTAGACAGACCACAATCCCAACTGGTGATATGCTTGAGCTGGTAGGTGTTCTCGGGCACCTCGTCCAGATCCTCGCCCAGATCAATGGTGTTGGGCTTGCAGCTGACGGTGATGCCGCCGGAAGTCAGGCAGATCATATCCTCCGCTGCAACGGGGGTAGTGCCTGTCGGGTCGAACTTCTTGAGCAGCGCGCCAGCCTGAAACTGAAGCTTTTTAAAAGCATCTGCCGAAATGGCGTGATACATTTTGTTCATGCGTTATCCTTTCTCACACCACAAAGGATGTGACGTCAAAAGTAAGGTATGTGCACAGGTATTTTTCCGGGGGATTGCCCATAGGCTGCGCCCACGGATTGGCTGCGCATAAAAGAATTGCGCCGCCCTCGCACTCGATGGTAAGCCCATCCCCGAGGGCAGCGCGAATCTCATCTGCTTTGCGGATGAGGGGCAGCTTGCCGCCGTCCACCGGATACCACAGCCGCGCATGGAAGGTGCTGCTCTCGTCAAATCCCTTAGGAATGACCGGCTTCACCGTGATATAGGGCAGGGAAGTGCCCTGCGGCACGAAATCCTCCGGGTATACCGGAATATTGAACAGCGTAAAAAAGCTGTTCAGCGCCGTGGTAATGGCTTCTTCTGCGCCCATCAGGAAAGCACCACCTTTTTGCACTGCACAACGGCAAGATTCATCTGGCTTTCGGCGGGGGAAATCTTGTCGCTGCTCGCGGTGGTCACCTCGTAGGTCTGCCCATCGTCAAGCCGCTTGATGCGGTCGAAGGGGGAAAGCTTGATGCCCTTATCCACATAGAGGGAGTAGGTGGATGCCGTGCCCTGCTGCTCTGCCTGCTGCGCTTCAATGGTCTGGTCGTGGCGCTCTACGGCGAGGAACTCCATGCCGTCCTCCCATGTGGTGGTAGAGCCGAAAAGCCCATCCGAAACCAGCTTTTTGACCATGAAACAGAACTTTTTGGTGAAGTTCTCCATCACGGTAAACTTAGTGAAATCGTTTACAGGCATTACAGTTTCCTCCATTGGTTGATCTCCCGGCGGTAGCGGGTGCAGCCGTCTGCGGGCAAACCGTCCGTGCCGGTGGCCATGGTGCCGCTCCATCCGTTGAAGGACTGGGAAACATAGCGCCCGCCGCCGGGTGTGGCTGCATCGTAGTCAGTGATCTTCTTGGCAAGCTCCACAAAAACGTTGGGAACCCGCATAGGCTGTACCGTGCCGGTGAAGGTTTCGGGGGTCAGAGGCTCGCCCGCCTGATGCACGCCGTCATTGAAGATAGAGCCCTCTATTTTGTAGAACTGGTGCGGCGCAAGCCCGGACAGGATGTTTTCAGGATCTGCAAGCACGTCCGTGTTGAAGTTGATCGCATCCCAGATATAGTCCACGCCAATGATGAACCGCCCTGTAAACGGTGCATCGTACCGGTCAAAAAAATTGTGCGTGTACACGCACAGCTCTGGTACAGTCATGCGGGGATCACCTCCTTGTATATCAGACCGATTCGCCCGGGGTGATGGTCTGGACAGAGATACCGTCCAGATACTCGGCAAACAGGGTCACGCCGGTAATGGCAAAGCTTTCGGACACGGCGGTGGTGTAGTTGCCCTGCGTATGGAAGCCGATCAGGTTGCTGGCCTCGCCTGCGGTGGTGTACACCAGACCAGCCTTGGCGTAGTCGCTGTCGGAGGGGTCAACGTAGTACATCACGATGTTGTCAACAGGGGTGGCAATGACCTTGCCCTTTGCAATCTCGCCATCGGACAGCAGGAAGATGGTGTTGTAGCCCATGAAGTCCTTGATGTACTGGAAGCCGTACTGGTTCTGGATGGTGATGTTTGCGGTGCCCAGATACTCGGCCACATCCAGAACGTTTGCAAAGCCCACAACGCCGGTGACGGTGCGGTGCATGTTCTTGAACTTGTTCTCCACGCTGCCCTTTGCCATTGCCAGAGCCATCTGGAAGGTTTTGGGCGTGCCCTTCAGGCTGCCGGTGTTCAGGTACTTGTAGAACTTGTCGGTGACCTTTGCGGTCAGGTCGTACAGGAACTCATCATCGGTCTTCTGCACGGCAACCTCGTAGCCGTAATTCTGGATAGCCTCAAGGGAGACGGCCTTGGCGTACTTCTCGATGGTGATCTTGCCGTAGTCCTTCTCTTTGACGGTGTACTGGCTGTAGGGGATCTCCTCGCCCTCTGCCACTGTGCCGCTCTGCAGGGTGCCCTGTGCGTACTTGCTCTTCAGCACAGTGCCGGGCTGCATACGGATGGGGCGCATAATGCCCATGATCTCCCGCAGATGATCCCAGTTGCGCTGAAAGCGGGTCACAAAATCGATCTCCCGGGGGTTGACGGTGATCTCGGTGGTGGTAATCAGATTTTCTTTTGCTGCCATAGATTATTCCTTCCCGCCGCCTGTAAACAGGTCGGCATTTGCTGCAATCGCGGCCTGACGCTCGCCAGCGTCCTTGATTGCAAAAATTTGGTCTTTGGTCATTTTGGAGCCGGTGTTTGCGGGCGGGTTGTCCACCGGTGCGCCCTTGGTGGAGGTGCTGCCCACATAGTCGCTCCAATCGGTTTTCAGGCTCTCAGCCAGCTTGTCCGCGTTCTTCACGTTGCCCTTGCTGTCCAGTTCCATCTTGTCGATATCCTCGCCGGACAAGCGCACGATGCGGTCAAAGTACTTTTCCAGCACACCTGCGGCTTTAAGCTGCTCCCGGAACTTGGCTTCCTTTGCGGCTCTGGATTCCTTTGCGGTCTGCTGGGTCTTGTAGTCGGTCAGAGCCTGTTCTGCGGTCTGCTTACCGCTGTTGGCTGCGTCCCGTTCCTTTTCCGCTGCAACGCGGGCGTTTTTCTCGGTATCCAGTTCGTCCCGGAGGGCGTCGATCTCCTCGTGCAAGGCGTCCAGAATGGCTTTCGCCTTGTCATCGTTGGAGGTTTCGGCGTTTTCCAGAATCTTGCGGATATCTGCTCTTTTGAGTGCCATGTGTGTGTCCTTTCTGCCCTTGCTTGGGCTGCCATGCTTGGCAATCAGGTTATTTTGCCGGACGTGCTGCCGGTGTGGTGCCGCTTGCAGGGGTCGAACCTGCAACTACCCGGTTATGAGCCGGGAGCACTGCCAGTTGTGCGAAAACGGCATATAAAAAGCGGCTGACGCTGTGCGCCAACCGCTGGGTATTAAATTGACTTTTGGGATGATACCATGATAATGCGATTCCCTTTTCCATACGCATTATCGCAAAGTGCCTGAAGATGTTCTCTTGCTTTCTGCATTTCAACCAAAAGAATCCGTTCTTTTATCTCCTGCTTGTAATATGGAGAAAGGTCAACACCCTGAAAACTGTTTCTCCCTATCATCTCTTGAACTAACTCTTGAAATTTTTTGAACTCTTCAACTGTACAACTGCATTCAAATCGAGCGGTATAAACGTTATTATCCATACTTATTCCTCCTTGTTTCCTTTGAGTATTTAGTTTTTGCGTGCAACTTTGGTGATACATTCGACCGCCCAAAACTTCGCTTCCTGTAATTTTGTCATGCACAGGCTTTTTTCTCGGCTTTCAGGAAGTGCGTCAAGCTGCGTTGCAAGCTCAAGGAAAAGATCTTCTGCCTCGCAGTGCGCAGTTTTCACATCATCGGGCAGGAACTTTTCTTTTGGTGTTTTGAACATTTTCTCCAAATTCATGAATTACGCCTTCTTGTTTCCTTCCTCTACTGCAATCTCTTGCAGTTCTTTGATATGATCTTCCACCGCGGGGCGCAGGAAGGGGCGGGGAGCCATGCCCCGGGTAAAGTGCCATTTGCCGTTGAAGTCTTGCCAGATCCATGGCGTTTTGCGTCCGTTGCCCTTCTCGGCAAAAATACCGGTGCCCAGCTCCACATAGGCGCTGTATAGCAAGTTAGAACCGATGGTCACGGTCTTTTGCGCTGCAGATACAACGTAGGTAATGGACGCTTTCAGCGCACCGCCCACATAGCCCTCTATTCCGGTGCTGTCTGCCGTGCCTGTTGGCACAAGAAGCTGCGCATAGTCTTGCACCTTCATGCCCCAGATGGTCAGCACCCGCTCCACCCAGTCTTTCAGCGCTTCATGCAGCTGCGGGGTGTTGTCGGTGACTTTGATTTTATAATCAAATTTCATTTTACAGCCCTCTTGCCTTTTTCAGTCTCTTGGCAAGGTCTCCCGTTCCGCTTTGGAGCGTTCTTGTAATTCCGAGAAGAGCGGACTGTTTTGCGGATTCTCCGGTTTTGTTGCCGATATATGCGCCAATGGTGTCTATCAATTCACTTGCGCTTGATGTGGAATTGACTTCTTTTTTCGCCTTTTTTGCCCATTCTACCGCTGCATTTACCCGGTCTTTTCCCATTTTTGCGGTTTGCGTTTTTGCAAAAGAAATAGAATCATCCAGTGCATTGTTTGTGGTTTCTCGAATTTTGGCAGCCCATTCAACCTGTTTTTCAGTGCCTTTGAGCGCAGCCATGCCACCGCCCGCTCTCGCGGAACTGCCTGAACCTCTTTTACTCACGGTAATGCCTCTTTTCGTATTGGAATGGTTTTATTTTGGTAACGTTCCAGTCAAATTCATCAGGGCATTTGCCATACCACAAGATGCTGCTCGGTTGAAGCACTTCCAGCGCCTTACAGCAGTGCTTAGCAAAGCATTCTGCTTCGAATGGGTCAGACTGTGTGCCGTGGCTGGAAATGCTCACAATGCTGTTTGTCGGCTCTCCGTCAAAGCACCAGTCATAACTTTGCTCGCCGCACCAGCACAGCGTAGGAATCACATGGATCCCGTGCATTTGCCAGTAAGCAGCCAACCAGTGCTTTTTGTAGTGCATAAAAAGCTGTACCGCAAGCGGCATATCACTGTACAAAGAAAAATCCGGCGAGCACACAGCCCCAAACTGCTGCAGCAGAGGAATATACTTGTCCGGGTTGTTCCAAAACCGTTCAAACTGGTAATCGTCCTTGTAAAAATGCACGCCTTTTGTGGCCTTGTCTTTGGCGGTCAGCGCATAATTGACCGGGATCCATTCCAGTTTGTCAATGCGGATATCCGTTTCAGGCTGGATAGCAGGGATGCCGTACTTGCCCACACCGGGAAATATCATCCTCTCGGTGTTTTCCATTGGCAGAATCACGGTTCATCCCTTCTTTTTCTTGCGCTCAAAATAAGTTTTCGGACAATAGGGTCGGTTCGCTGCCTTTGCAGCCTTATTGGCCGCTTCGGCGAAATTTTTAGCAGTTCCGCCTGCATTGTAAAATGCCTTTGCAAGCTTCTTGAAATTTTCGGCAGAATTCATTTTTTCGCCTTCTTTCTCTTGCACCAGATTTCAACAAACGCCTTACATTAGGCCTCTTATCTGCGCCGTTTCTGAACACGCCCGGCAAGCCGTGAGGTGCGGGCCGCTTTTCTCGCGGCCAAATCAATGCCGCCGCCCGGCCCGGTTCCGTAACCAAGCGAATAATCCGGGCTTGCTACAAGTTCTTTGTTACGAGCGTCTTTAATTTTGTCCATTTTCGCCTTTGAAATCGGTTTAGCTTTTCCGTTCTTCAGAAGTTTGTTCGCCATTTCTTTTGAAATAATGTCATTCGCGTCTTGCAAACCTCGAAACTCTCCACCGGCGGCCTGAAAATAGATTTTTTCTTTTCCACGAATCGTAATGGAAAATCCGCCGTTTGACCGTGTAGAACTTCCAGAGCCTCGTTTACTCATTTTTGGAACCCTCCTTTCTGCGTTTTCGTTCTTTTGCCCGCCACATCTGTTCGGCTTCCGTTCCGCCCTTTGCCTTGTACCACTCGGTATAGGTCAGGTCAGATGTGACCTCTTTTGTCGTGTTGTCCCGCCGCTGGGCATTCTGTCGTGGGTACTTTACAAGCGCCCCGGTCACTTTGCACCGGCAGTGGTAGACCATTTCCGGCGCGGCGTTGGGGTCTCCGGGGTACTGTATCTCGTAGCCCTGCACCTTGAACGGCTCGTCAAGGTCTGCGGTCTCCTGATCCAGCAGTCGGTGCATCTCGCGGGTGCGGTAGTCCAGCGTGCTGTTCCACCGCTTTTGCACCTCAATGCCAAGCGCCTGAGCATTGCGGAGCTGCTGCATCGTACCGGCGTTTTGCGCGCCGGTCAGCGCGGTGATAGCGTTGTTCATCGCCCAGTGGATCTCTGTATCAGCCATACCGTTGACGGCCTGCACAGCGATGTCGTGGACGTTTTTGCCCTGTATGATGCCTTTTGTAACGTACCGGTTGAACACCCGGGCGTCGTAGGTTTTGTTGCTCTCGCTCTTGATGCGCTTGTTTGGCACAAGCTTGGGGTTTTTCAGCAGCAGCCGCTTGACCGCTTCGGTGTTGTACAAGGTCAACCCGAACGCCATGCCTGCAGCCTGTTCCAGCTCGTAGAACGCCCAGTTTGCGCCAAGGGCAAAGATATCATACTGTTCATCTCGCGCCAGCTTGTATGCCGTCTGCTGGGCTGTGGTGCACGTTTGGGTGATGTTGTCCAGCTTCTGGTGCATCATCTCGGACTGAAACACCTGATTCCGCAGCCATGTGCGGTAGTCGCTCTCGGTGATCTTCCCAGCTTCCAGCTGCGTGCGCTTGTATGCGTCCAGCTTCTGGTAATGCTCCAGAAACTCGGTCAGCTGCTCGGTCATTTCCCGGCGGGCAGTGCCGTATACCCGCAAAATGCGGCGGCGCAGCCTGTTCAGCTGCCGGGTGGAAATGCGGTCAAGGTCGGTTTGTTTCATGATGCTGCAATAGTCACAAGCGCCCATTTAGCCCATTCAGGCATATCTGCGCTAAAAACGCCTTTGACATAGTAAACAGATAAAACGGCGTCCAAAATTGCGCTTCCAATGATAAGCGCAACGCACACGCCAAAGAAAATCCAGATAAATATTTTCATCCATTTATGAGTTTCCATTTTCGTTGTCCTCCTCGTCTTCGTCTGTGGTCTCCCGCTTTGCGCTCTCTGCCATCAGCGCGGTCTTGGCCTGTTCCTTCTGCTCCTGCGTCAGGTTCGGCAGCAGCTCAATTGCCATCTCGTTGCCGATGATAGCCGCCTCTGCAATCGCCATGTCCACCTGCTCCTTGGTGTTGGAGATACGCACATGGGTGTACTGCGGCTTTGCGTCCGGCAGACCGGCGATCTTGAGCACCTGACGCACAAACTTGGTGATTTGCTGCTCAAAGTCGCGGGCGTTCTCGTCCAGCGGCTGATAGGCGGCTTCCAGATGGTCGTTGGTGCTGTCTGCGCTTACGCAGTGCACATCCAGCCCTCCGAAATCCTCATACAGGGAGCCGTGCAGTCTCTGCAAAAGGGTCTCCCGCGCCTGTGTGGGGATCTCCTGCGTGTAGGGCTGAACACTGCCGCCGTTAGTGCCGGCGTTGTCCACGTTTGCGGCGTGATTGAAGCGCAGCCGCTGCATAAACCGGCGCAAGTCAGAATCGTTCATGCCGCCGTAGTTGGAGATAAGCCAATAGACCTGCGCACATTCGCGCAGATCATCGCAAAAGCCGTTGACGATCAGGTCAGTGTTGTCTATATAACCCTTGAGGTTGACCAGTGTGCTTTGCTTGGCGCTGCTGCCCCACAACGGCACAATGGGCAGCGTTCCGTAGCCCTCGCCCTCCACGATCTCGTCCCCGGCGGGGGTTGTGGTCGTGGTGGTCTTGTAGGGCTGCTGTTTGCCGTCCTGATGCAACAGGCGCTCGCCCTTGCTGTCCTCGGTGTAGCGGGTGTATCCGCTCTCCTCATACAGTACAGCGTGCATGGGCTTGTCCGGCCGCAAGCGCCAGAACCGGATACCGGCCCGCATGGTGCCGTCCTGCTCGTCATACAGGGGCGCAAACTCGGTTAGCTTGAACACGTCCAAGTGGTCGTTGTTCCAAAATCCAAAGCTTTCCCCGTGGATGCAGGCAAGGTAACCCAGCCGGTAAAGCTGCTCGTCAAAGCTTTCACCCAGTTTCGCTTTTACTTCGTCTGCGTCCGGCAGGGTGATGCCGTTTGCAAGGCTGTACGCCACACGCTGCACGTTGAGCCGGTGGAAAGAGTTGCTTTTCACGGTCTCCGGGCGGGCTCTCTTAGCTATGCCGTTCAGCTTGTAATCGATATCGGCAAGCGCATCCAGAAAGTCGTCCACGCCGGTGTTGAGCTGCCTGTCGTACTTATCAGCCTTTTCAGCGGTACGCACCGGGGCGCTGTTTGCGTGCTCTGCGATAAAACTCTGCACAAAAGCGGTTTTTGCGGCAGGGTCGTTCTGCACCGCTTCAAGGTCTTGATATGTTCTCACTTGCTTTGCTCCTTATTTTCCGGGCTTGTGCCACACAAGCTCCATGGCGTATCGTGTAGCGTCTATGTGGTGGTTATCGTGGTCTGGGTATCCGGGCAACGGCTCGCCGTTCTTGTCCGCGTCATACTCGTACTCGGTAAACTCCTTCAAAGTGTCCGGGCAGCGTACCGGGTCGATCACGATGGCGGTCAGGCTTTGCAGCCACTTCACGCCCTGCCCCACGCTGTTGGGGCCTTTCAGTGCGGGCAAGCACTTGATGCCCCATGCGGTAAAGTCGGTGCAGCTCTTGTTTTCTGCACTGTCTGCGGTCAGGCGCTCGCTTTCCGAGTTCTCCATAACGTGCCTGTCTTGCAGCATCTTGAACGTGTCCTCGTTTCTGGTGCGCCGCACGGTGATCTCGTCGTAAATATACAGGGTCTTGCGGGCTGCGTCGTAACTCATGCAGTTATAGGCAAAGGGGTCAGGATACCAGCCCCAGTCAATGCCGTGATACTTGCGCTCAAACCTTGCGGGGTCTATCTTTTCCGCCTTGATGTTGGTAAAGACTTCCTTGCCGCAGCCAGTCACCTCGCCAAGATACTCGTGCTTGTAGGCGATCAGGTTGCGTTTCTTTAGTTCTTCTGCATCATCCAGAAATCGCTTGCCAAGCCACTCCTGCGGCACCATCGTGTAGTCAGAGTGCTGGATGATTTTGCGGTCGCGCACTTCCAGAGCATAACGGTTTGCCCAGTTACGGGGCGATGCAGGCGGGTTGAAACTCTTGAACGTGAAAGAGAAATCTCCTCCACGCAGACAGGACTGTTCCACGTTGCGGATTTGTTCCGGTCCGTCATACTGGTCGAGTTCTTCAAACCACAGAATGCCGATGTAACCATGCGGAAGCTTAATAGACTTGATATTTCCGGGGTCATCCAGACCGAAGAAGAGGATCTTCTGACCGGTATTTTTGTTGGTCATCTCCATCGGGGAAACAGTACACTTCCACATTCCGGGTTCCAGCTGGTCAACTGCCCACTGCATCTGTGCATACACGGACGTTCGCAGGGTATTGCCCACCTTTCGGATGCATACCGCGTTGCAATCCGGGTGCAATTGCAGAAGTTTGATAATGCCGATGCTGCAGAAGCTGGATTTTGTGGATCCGCGTCCGCCTTTTTCCAGTGCTTCGTCTGCATCGCCTCGCATGATTTTCTGCCATGTCGGCAGGAATTGCGGTGCCAAAAGCTCGAACAGCCTGTTTTCGGAGACTGCCGGGCTTGCGCTTTCGCTTTCTTCTGTTTTTTCCTCTTTGTTGTCCCAGCCAAAGTTAAACTTCAGGCTAAATTGCGCTCCGTTCGTTCCGTCCCGGTCGAACAGCCGCTCTTCGGAGTATTTTTCACACTGGGCTTTTGCGCGCGTAATCGTGTCAACAAACTCTTTTTTTCCTTGGTAGTTCATCAGCGCTTGTCGGGATGTAAAGCCCAGCGCAAGAGCCAGACCGGTGACAGTGGGCGGACGCTGATGCAGATATATTTCATTTCCGTATTTATCCCGAACCGGTGCTCCATTCGCGTCCTGCAAAAACTCTCCTTCACAGTCAGAAAAGTAAGCATCTATCTTTTCCTGCATTTCTGCGGAATTTTTATATTTCGGCGGTGCGCCTACCGGATTCTTTTTCTTGTAGGTCATTGCCACCACCTCTCAAAAAATCGCTTAAAACAAAAGCCGCCCACACGGACGGCAGAATATCAATATAAGCAGCGCTCTGTACATTCAGTTTTTTCGGACAACGTAAACAGGTGGAGCGCCGCTGCATCTGGAACTTTCGCCGCCAGATGCCCGGCTATCTGCGCAGCCCCCTCACAGGGTACGCAAATGGCATTCCCGGCAGGGCTCAAACCTGCAGCCTGCGGTTTTGGAGACCGCCGCTCCATCACTTGAGCTACGGGAATATAAAAAGCCGTCCTTGGAATCGAACCAGCCGTGTCTACACACACGCGCCGCGCTCCAAACTGCGCTCAGGCGGCATATAACAAAAGAAAAACCAGCACGTTTCCATGCTGGTTCTGTTGACGCACATCCTGCCGGGGGAATTATGGAAACCGGTGTACGGATTATATGGCCTCCGAGGCGTGCGGAGGTTGTGAGGGCAGGTAAGGATACCCTGCCACTCTACACGCAGCCACAAGCGGGATGTCAGCCCATGCGTCAGGTAGTCGCTGCTTTGGGGGAGCAGCGTTGTGGAGCCGTCAACCGGATTCGAACCGGCACCCACAGGCCCCCACCGGGGCGTGGTTAAGTGCCTCGGATGTATCGGGTTGTAAGCTAGCCATGTGGTGTCACCAGCGTTGTCCCGCCTTAAATGGGCGGCGCTCTGCCAATTGAGCTATAACGGCATAGAAGCAGCCCGCGAAACGAGAGGAAGAAAAATGCCTGTAAAGCCTTGGGAGGAAAGCATTTGTGGGGGATTCGTTTCGGAGACTGCGTGGCAAGCGGCGCTCCGCTATGCGCGGTTCCGCTTATAGGAAGCATACCATATACGTCTTTCAATCGCAATGTATGTGGCATACTTACATAGTATTAGCAAGGTGTAATATCAGCGCGTATCAAATTTGTCCCAAATGCGTGCCAGAAATTTTGCACCTTCTCTGACGTACAGAGATACTCTGTTTTCTTCTGGCAAAAGCAGCGATTTTGCAATTTTGGCTTGCTTTTGTCCTTCGATGTAATATCCGTAAAGGCAATCTTGCATCATTTTGCTGCTTTTTGTTTTTGAGATATAGCTGATTCTGTGAATTGCTTCAGCCTGCAAAGACTTTTTTTGCAGTTCCAGTGTTTTAAGCCTACGTTCTTCTACGTCTTTCTTTTCTGCGTAGCTTCCAACTTTGTCCCCGTAACAAGAGCCGCCTGGCATACCGCTTAGATTTGCCGTGCATCCAGTTGCATCATCTTTCAAACGCTTTATCGCAGTCTGTACGCTCACAATCTCTGCGTCAATGTCACGTAGCTGCTGGAACCACGCCTTTACCTCGTGATAGTCCACACCGGTGCGGGGCTTTGGGTGTTCGCTTTCAGGTGTCCATGTGCGGGTCATTGTTTTTATTATCCTCCATTTCTATTTCATTTCCCCATGCGTCCCAGCCGGGCGCATGTTGCCGGGCAAAAAGTTCAATGCGCGGCACATCCCCCAACAAATCAACAATGCGCCGCCGTGTTTCATCTGGTTTTACGCTGTGCGCTTGGATAGGTTCCTCAATAACCTGCCGCACGGAGTGGCTTTTTATCTGCTTTTTTGCGCAAAAGTCACGCGACACGCCCAACAGACAAATTTCTGCGTTTGCGCGTGTGTACGCACCCATCCCAACGAAAGTTTTTCCGCATTTGTATTTTTTCACCCAAACAAAAGCAGCGGTTTTATAAGTGAATCCCCAAGCATCCATAACTCGAAGTGCATCCGGGAGTGTTGGAAACGTTGCCCACATGAATAATAGGCATCCACACCCCGCAAGCTGTTGGACGGGCAGAGCGCAAATATCATCGGTGGTCATAGTTTTGTAATGCTGTGCTGCGTACCCTTGTTTTTTTCCAGCCGTTCCTTTTTGCAGATAGTTCCACGGTGGATCTGCGTATATGACGGAGTACTTTTTGTTTGGAAAGTCCATATCATCCCTCCATTTCCTCAATCCAGATCTCCACTCTGGGGTTTTGCTTGTCGTAGTCCACCCGGCTTCCGTCGTGGGCGGCAACGATGCGGCTGTTGTCATCTGCCAGCACACCGGCTGTCACCAGTATGTCGCAGGTGGCTTCGATCAGGTTTGCAAGGTCAACCTTGCGCCGGGTAGCCATGTAGTACACGCACCGCACGTTCACGCGGGCAGAGATAGGCTCAGGCGGGGTGCGTATCTGCCACAGGCATCCGGTCTGGTATTCCTCAAACGCCGCGCTTGGGGCAACGTAGCGCCGTCTTCCGCGCCCTTGCAGGATGCGGGCACTGTTTTTCTTTGTGCGGGGGTCACCGTAAAGGGTTATGTTCATTCGCCGTCCTCCATGTAGCACCAGCTTTGTGGCGGGCGTGAGATGTATCTTGACGCACTGCAATTTTCTTTTTGGTTGTCCCATTGCAGACAAGTGCAACAGTCACCGGAGTGCTTGCAAGCTTTCATGTCCCAAAAATTTTTGAGTTTTACCGGCTCATCCCATATTTTTAGATCAGAAATGTGCCAGCCGTATCCCGGATGAATGCCGAGGTATTTGGAAAGTTCTGTATCCGTCAGGCAGGTTGTAAGTTCTTCTCGTTTTACATTTCTTTCTTCATCGTTGTTTTCCGGCAGTGTGTAAACTGGCAAACTCAAGTTTGGAGCCGTGAAATTGAATCCGATGCTGTCCCTGTCGATTTTATAGATTTCGTCACAGACAAATGTTCCGATAACACGTTCTTCCATCTGCTGTAATCCAGTTTTCGGAAATCTCTGCCACCAGTTTCCTGCACCTGTGCAGTAGATGTACACCTTAAACGGCGTTTCCAGCTTTGGACGGGTCTTGCGTACCTCCACGGTTTTCATGCCGCTCCAAATCAGCTTGCACCAATTTGGCCGGATGCTCAAAAGGACTGCTTTCATAAATTTCCTCCCATCAGATCATCAATGTGCATTTTTACCCCCATTGTTCGGACATTGCCTTTGCCACGCCCGGAAGCGTTTTGCTTCGTTGTTTCGCTGTTCTGTGGCCACTTTGAGACCATGCGTCTTTTCGTTTCTCCGCACGATGATCTGACGACGCGACCCATTTCGACGTAGGTACAACGATATCTGTGGCGAACAGTCCCGGAATATTTTTCAGCCATAAGCACGTCGTTTTTATGTATTCATCTCCGAACATATACGGCTGAATGATCTGGCTGTATTCTGGCAGTCCAAAGATTCGCATAGGTATCGGATTTTCTATTGCTATTTTATCCACCGGGGCATTCCAGAACTTCATGAAAAAATCTCGTGCATCGCATCCATTTTTATATCGCTCTGCTTGAATTTTGCCATCAATCACTAACCTATTTCCGCCGGCTTTTGTCAAATAAGTGCAAGGCGGGTGTGCAATGAGCAAGTCCCACTTGCCAACATCGTGCTCCACACCGTCCATCGTAACGATTTGCCCCCCCTCAATGGCCTTGAGTGCATCCCCAAGAATATGCCACTCAGGATGCCCGCCGGACGGCTCAATCAGGTCGCATGAGTAGGCTTGGTGCCCCCGAGCCCGGAAAGCCTTGCACACCTCCTGCGATTCCTCACAGGCAACTAAAACTTTCATTTGTCTCCTCCGTTTTTGCCTAAATACTTTTTCTTGCCGCGTTCCCGGTGCTTGTCCTCGTAGTCGTAGTGGTAGACCCTGCCGGACACGGTCATCTGCCGGTTATAGTCCGTCTCTTTGACGTGCTCTTTTCGCCAAGCGGCAAACTGCGGACAGTGGTCGTGACAGGCAGGGTGCCGGTCTGGGCAGTCTTTGCAGCATGGATTTGTCAAGTGTTATCTGCCCCTTTCTTGTTTTTCCGCAGGCGTTCCCGGCTGCGTGCCATGCGCTCCGGGCTTAAAATATCGTTGCCAGATGGCTGTGCTCTGTCTACGCGTGTGCCTTTTGCCCGGCTGCCGCCGATAGGGCAGAGTTGGTTATACTCCGCGACGGTCTTGCAGCCAAGTCCTTCAGCTTCTTCCAGCGCCTTGCGGACATACGCCCAGCTGCCGCCGCCCAGATCCACGCACTTGTCCATGACCGCGTACACAAGATCCGCGCCCATGCGCTCTATGTAGCCGGTCAGCTCTTTTTCTCCAGTCTTGCTCAGCTTGCCGATGTTCTCCTGAAAAAAATCCACTAGAGATTTCGTCGTCCTCGTCCCTGTATAGGAGGAGTCATCTTTAGATGACGACGACTTATCTATATCTAATATCTTATCTCTAATATCTGTATGGACATTTTTGTGGACGTCTGTGTGGACATCCTGTGGACATTGTCCACAGTGTTCTGCATTAATTTGACGCTGGTTCGTTCTTTGCAACTTTTTTTGTGCTGCATAATCGGTTTCGCTTCCGACCATTTCCGAATGGTTTGCAAGCACCAGTGTGCCGTCTTTTTCCTGATAAATCAGGCCAAGTTTCGCGTAAAGTCCCAGTGCGACGCGCACCGTATCGGTAGAAAACCACTTAGTATCGCGCTGAATCTTGTCCACGTCATACGGAATGATCACTTCACCGATCTGCCGCGAAAGCCTGCCGTTGGTGTTGATAGTCATAAGGCAGAGCATCTGGTACAGCACCACATAGTTTGCGCCGTTTTTCTGACCCATGAGAAAATCTACAGCGTCAGACCGCATGAAGCTGTCTTTGAGTTTTAGCCAGTAGTATCTTTTCCCTGTAGCCGTATGTATTCACCTCCTTCCGCACGCCCGTATAGCCAGATAGCGCAGCTCTTGAGATGTGTCAGTCTTTGCTTACGTCAATGCCGGTTCTTTCTGAACTCGTCGGATGGGTCATCATCTGTCAACCCAAGCAAGTAGTCGGATGATGTTCCGTATAGTTTGCATATAGCCACCAACGTTTCAAAACTCGGTCTTGCTCGCCCATGCTCATAACAGGAAACGGCGACTTGCGAAACAAAAAGCTTTTCCGCAAGTTTTCTTTGGGAATCACCACTCAGTTTGCGCAGCTCTTTCAGTCGCTCTGCGAATAAATCGGTTTTGATCATAATTAGAACGGCAGGTCGTCTGTGTCGTTTATCACGGCAAAATCATCCATGCTGCCCTGCGTGTAGGCGGGCTGCGGGGCGCTCTGTGCGGTTTTTGCTTCGTGAGTGTAGTTTTGCGTCTGCTGGTCAAAATCGCGCGCAGCTGGCTTATTTGCCGCCTTAGCGCCTGCAAAGCTGATATTGTTCGCCACGACTTCCACCGCCGTGCGCTTGTTGCCCTGCTTGTCCTGATAATTCCGGGTCTGCAGACTGCCTTCAACGGCAATCATACTGCCCCTCTGGAAGAACTTGCAGATAAATTCGGCGGTCTTGCCCCATGCCACGATATCCACAAAATCAGCCTGACGCTGCTGGCCTTTCGTGGTATAGCTTCTCTCGCAGGCAATGCGGAATGTGCACACGTTGGTGCCCTGCTGGGTGGTGCGGAGTTCCGGGTCTGCCACAAGGCGACCCATTATTGCTACTACGTTAAGCATGTTTCGGTTCCTCCTCTGCGCTGTCGCCAACTCCTGCCTCGTAGTCGATGTTTGCACCCATCAGAACTTCCGGGCACTCAGCACGAGCAAAGTAGGCGGCTGCGCGATATTTGAGCATCATCTCGGTCATCTTCGGCCAGTAGCTGCCGTTTTTGCTCCACCAGCCTGCATCCTTTGCCATCTGCACCGTGACCTTCGGCCCTTCCACCTTTTCGCCGGTCAGCTTGTCCACGGCAATCAGGCGGCAGCCCCATGTGTCCGTGCCTTCCTGACCTTCCATGCGATAGCGGGAACGCCCTGCAAACTGTCCGCTGTTGTCGATAAGCGCTTTGCAGCTTTTGCCGCTCCAAGTGGGCTGACCGTAGACAACATAGAGGTTTTGCATCACAAACAACTCTGTTGTGCCAATGCGCTGCGCCATGTCGCAGGCGATGGCGCAAGCACCAACGTTGCCCGCATAGGTCTTGGGAAGCCAGCCGTCCGGCAGATTGGACAGTGCAACAGCCTTGGACTTTGCCAGCTGCCAGATCCGTTCGTCTGCGGTCAAGCCCTGCACTTTCTCAGCGTAGGAGAGGGCGCGCTGTGCGGGTGCGGCAGGTGGATTGACAGGAGTAAGGGTTTCGGTGGGCGCTGCTGGCTTCTGAAGCTGCTCAACAGGAGTCTTTTCGATTTTGGTCTCAGGCATGATGGATCTCCTCCTCAGTGTATTTTACATCGATGATATGTGCATAACGCTTGATAGCGTCAAGCTCTGACTTTGTGCACCGGAATACGATTTTCCGGTCGCGGGGTTCTTCTTTGCGGACGAACTGGTCAAAAAACGGGTCGTCATATTCGTCCGGTATTGTGGCGTGATATGCAACGCCGGGCTTCATAAGACAAATCTGTGTCGGGTTTTGCTGTACGCCCTTGTAATCGTCCGGCAGGCCGTTGATGACTGCTTCCCGCAGCAAGGTGCGAAACTCAATCATGTAACAAAAATCTATGCTTTCATACGGTTCTGGCATGATTTCTGCACCGCCTGCAGCGTGGATGATGTCAATATCGCACATCATGCTGCCCACCTTGCGATAGATGCGGTCTATGACCTCGCGGCTCGCAGTATCATCCATGCTGCCGTTCTGCGCAAAATGCGTGAAATACGCCACTGCGCCGTTGATTGAACTGGCAAGTTCATTGCCTGCACTGATAAGCCGGAACAGCATATTCTGCGGCTTGATGTAGTAATAGATACCCTCTGCCTTGTTGGAAAGTTCCTTGATACTGGCACGCCTTGCAAGGCGCTTTTGTGAATCGCTTTGCATAAAAATTCACCTCATATAAACAACATTCATGCTGGAATCAAATACCTTGTACAGATAGGCGGGCTCTCGCTTTACAAGTTCGTCTGTAATGATGATCGCGTCCGAAACGTCTGCGATATTCTGCGATGAAACAAGGTCATCCGGCTGCTTTTTGGTCACATCATAGACCTTTAAAAGTGCCATACGCTCACCTCCTGCTGTTGCGCCGCCAGCCAAGGGCGATATACAAAAGGTTTGCGCACAAAACGATAAAAATTAAGGCTTTCACAGTTTACCTCCTTGCGGTTTGCCGCATGTTTTGGTATTTTTGTGGTGATGGGCGGCGAGACTCATCACCCTTTTGGCTTGTCCGTGTTGGCGCACGGGCAGGCTCTTCTTTTTTTGCGGCGTATCGGCGGCAGACTGTCCACCTCATCGCGCTTTATGACTTCTTGAAAAAAGGAATACTTGTGCGGCTTTCTCTTTTTCTTGCGGCAATGATAAACCGAGGATGCAAAACTGTTTGCGCTTTTATAGCCAAGCCGCCGTGCGCACATATCAGATGTGCCGGATGCAAGCAGATTGCCGGTTTTGGCATCATACACGGTGTACCACATGACATGGTGGACAGTGTCAGGCATACGTGATCTCCCCAGATTCTTCTTGCAGCATCTCCCGCACGTTGTCCATTTCTTCTGCGCACATCTCCCAGACGTTTGCCCGTGCGGAGTATCCAGCCCGGACAACAATGTCATCTGAGGCTTCGGCTTCTCGCCTGCAACGTTCGGCAAGCCGCGTGTAGGATTTGACTTTGCCCTCAACGTACTCTTTAGCCGTCATCATGCCCCACGCTCCTGATTCTCCGGGTACTCCGGGTTGCGGGCGTGGGTGCGGTTGATCTTGCCGTACTTGCGCCGCTTTGCGGCTCTCTCCCTGTCCTCTGCGGCAAAGCCCATACGAGCCAGCAGAACAGCGGCCAAAATCAGCACCAGCGACACCGAAAACAGCGTGCCGGAGATGTATCCGGTGGTCTGCGCGGTGCCCTCTGCGCCCATAGCTGTGCCTATTCCAACGCCGCCCAAAATGACAGCCAGCCAGTAGTAAGTAGTGGATTTGATCTTCATGCGGATTCTCCTTTCTCAAGTGAGGGGAAAAACAGTTCCCCGATCTCATCCTGTCGGATGTCCAGCAGTTCACACATTGCTGTGATCTCTGCGCTTGTCCACGGATTGTGCCCCTGCATCCTGCCGCTCATGGTGTCCCGGCCAATGCCGATATACTTGGCGACTTCCTGATCGCGGTAGCCGCAGCTGTGGAACCGTCCACGCAGCTTCCAAAACGGAATCTGCCGGAAGGTACCCTGTACGACCTTCATCATGTTTTTTCAACCTCTTTTCTTTGATGTGCTTCAGCCGCTCCGGCTGACTTGCATTTCTTCGAGTTGCTATGCTTTCACTTTCGTGCCAATGCATCCGAAGCAAAGCCTTGCCGCAGCGAATCGTTACGGTGCACCACTTTTCCTTCGCAAATCACATCAGCGCTTTTCTCTGCCATTCCTTCGCCTTGTGTCGCTGTGCTTCTCAGTGCCGCTGCGTTGCTTCGCCCAGCTGCGCCTTCTGAGCCTTGCCATGCTTTGCACCGCCGTGCCTTGCCTTTGCCATGCTGTGCGCTGCCACTGCACAGCAGTTCACCTCATAGCCTTTGCTTTGCATCGCACGGCCAATCGAACTCAGCCTTGCCGCTGCCAAGCCTAGCATCGCACCGCCGCTGCAAAGCGTCTCCTTGCTCTGCCTCCGCGAATCAGGGCCGTCAATGCCATGCCGTTGCCTTGCTATGCACCGCCATACCCTTGCTCTCAGGTCTTCACCTCATAGGCAGTGTAGGTAAAGCGGCCCTTTCCGCTGTTGCGCCACTGTCCGATGCCGCGCAAAATGCCATAATCCAGCCACTCACGCACAACCTTTTCGTGGCTGTCATCAAGGAGGATTACGTCAAACTCGCAGGTGCTGCCCGCCTGGATTTCCTCACTGTTAACAAGGCTCACGCGCTCGCCCTGTGCGGTCTGAGCACGCAGCGGACGCTGGCAGTCTCTGATCTCTCCGTTTGTCAGAATCGGAATCATGCGGGGCTGAATGAAGATCAGGCCGTCAATGACCTTCTTGTAAGCAGTCAGCTTGCCGCTTTCGTTTACGGCCTTCTTCTTGCCAGTCTCGGTCTTGCCGCCGATGCGGGAAAGCATGCCGCAAGCATCCTTAAACATGCCTTTGATCTGGTAATCGTAAAAAATCGGATTGCCGTCCGGGTCACGCGGGAAAACGGTCATGCCCTTGTCGGCTACCGCATCAGGGCCAAGAGCCGCCACTTCGTCCTCGATGGTTGCAGCATCCGGCGACTTGCTGGCGATAAACTCGCGGGCCACATTGGGGTTTGCGGGCCATGTGCCAAGCACCGGCTCAATAAATGTAGCTTTTACATGCAGTTTTTTCATAGTAACCTCCAAAATAAGTTTGTATCATTACGCCACGCCGTGGCTTTACCGCTTCAAAAACAGGTTCACAAAGTAGATCTGACCCTTGCCGGTCACCTTGGGCGTCTTGTTGATGCTGGTGTGCCCATCGGAGTGCACCACGGTGGTCTCCTTGATCTCAAACAGACCCTGCTCCACGGCGCGCTGCGTGGGCATATTGTAGTCGCTGCGCTTGGGGTCTCTGATGAGGTATCCGTGCTCCCGCATCCAGACAAACAGCCGGTTCTGCCCGATCTGCACGCGGTTCTGGCACAGCAGCTTTGCCAACTCGCCCACAAGGATGCTCTTCTTGCTGGCGTTTACCGCGTCTGCAAAGATGCCCTTGGGCGTGAGTTCCGCGATTTGCCGGTCTTTGTGCTCCAGTTCATCGTGGGCGGCAATCAGAGCCTGCGCCATCAGTTCAGCCCGGGAAAGCTGCGGGCGCTGTGCCAGCTGCTTCTCCATCGCGTTGAACGCTGCAATGTACTTCAGCTTCCACTCCAGCGCTGCCTTGCCGGTAAAGCCCATAGCAAGCAGCGTAAAGCCGTCACGGTTCATCAGGTACATGGGATAGGTTTGACCGTTCTGCTCGTGGGTGTACTCGGTTTTGTAGAACATAGGGGTCTGCTCATTTTTGAGCACACCCGCCGTCATGAGGTTTTCAATGTCCCGCATGACGTTGCGGTGTTCCTTGCCGAAACTCTCGGCGATCTGGCGGCTGGATGCTACCGGTTCGCCGTTCTGGGTGGATAAGATGATGTCTGTCATAGTCTTGTTTTGTCCTCCTTGTACTCTGCCCCTCCTGTGCTATACTTGAGCGGGAGGGGGTGAAAAAAAATGAATCAGCGGGGATCCATGAACCAGTGTACAGATGAATTAGAGCGCATTCTGAACGCCAGCAAAGTGAATTATTCCAGTCCGCAAGTCTCGCAGCAGCCTACACTGTATGAGGTACAGCGGCGGTATGCGGAAGATTTGAAGCAGCTGCGCCAGCAGTTTGAAGAAAGCCAGCAAAAGCAGGAAATCAAAGACCGTGAGCAAGCAAAAGAAAACAAGAAAAATCAATTTTATTCTGCATCGGCTCTTGTTGTTGGAATACTCACCTTAGCAGCCACCATAATATTTGGAATACTACAAGTGACACATTGATTGCAGTCACAATTACAGCCGCAACCATGATATCCGTAGGTGCCCAGTTGGAAAGCCGTTCTTTCCAACTGGGCTTTTTGTCGTTGTTCATACCGTTTTGTCCTCCTTTTCCTTAATCAGTTCGCTGACTGCGGCTTCCATCTTCTCGCGGATGCCGTTCGGCTTGCGTTTGCTGTTCAGAATCATCGAACAATAGCTCTTTGTCCATCCCAGACGTTCCGCAAGCTGTTCCAGCGTGACTTCGTTGTTGTGCATTTTGCCGATCAATCGACCAGTCCACGGTTCAGGCACTCTTCCACCTCCCTGTTATGTGTTAATAAATTGACAGCGGCGCACCGATTTGCTATACTGTTTTACGGCTCCTAGTTAAACTGATTCAAAAGGACGGTGATTTCATTGACCCAACTTTTGAGCCAGCCAGTTCCAGACACGAGCAAGTGCGTTCTGGTGACAAATCGGTGAAAAATCTGTCTGTGAAACAACCGCAGGCAGATTTTTTCTTATCGCCGTGCCAAAATACTGTTGCAAATGTTCACAAAACGTGCTATTATGTAATTGCAAGGTTACCAATAGCATTCGGACGCCACGATTTCTGTTTGGGCGTTTTTCGTGTTGCGTTTGTTCACAATCAGTGTCTGTATTATAGCGTAAACAAACGCAACAGTCAATAGGTTTTGTTGCGTTTGTTGCCTATTTGTAGACTTGCACAAAAACGGGGGTGGTGTTTTGTTCTATTTGAACTTCGTTCGCCTTTGCAATAGCATTGGCAAGTCGCCATCTGCCGTAGCAGAGGATATGGGGCTTCAGCGCTCTTCTGTAACAAGATGGGCAAATGGAAGCGCCCCGCGAAAAGCAACTGTTGAAAAAATCGCAACCTACTTTGGAGTTGATTCTAAAGAGCTCACCGGCGAAGAGCAAAAAGAAAAGCCCACTCCCAGTGAAGAGAGTGAGCTGAATGCGCACGCCAAAGCCATACTATATAAGTATGAGCAGCTTGATCCTGCGCAAAGGGTCATGTTTGAAAAGATGCTCGATGCCGCGCTTGAGGCGGCAAAAGGGAAAGAAAATGGTTGATCTTGAACAAGAAGAAGATGCTCTGCGTTATCTCTTGGAAAATTATGAGCGAACACCTGAAATTCCAGACGTTCCATTTTCCGTTTTTAAGGAACGGTATGGGAGAGACGCAGATGTCGTTACAGATTTATTGGTGTCAGATGAGTTGATTGAGGTCAAGCGCAAGGTACAAAAACCGGATGAGCGCCATTCTTCAATGGTTAATTGTCTGATTCCGACAGCCAAAGGAAGAACATATTTCTTGAAGCAGCAGCGAGAAGCCCGGATTTCACGAAAACAGTTCATCCAGAGTGCCGTAATAGCGGTGATATCAGCTATAATTTCTTCTCTTTTGACGCTTCTTGCATCTCATAAGAGTGAAAGTTCATCTGAATTTATGAGTTCGAGTTCGTAATTTTTTGCGTTTATCTTTTTGATAAAGATTGTCCGATAGAATTCCAGCTTCTTTTCCTCGATTGCTTCCGTGTCAATGCAAACGATTTTTTCGCCATTCCCTCTTACCCTGAAAAGCTTTCGAGGGCAAAGCTCGCATATATCGGCTAATGTTACGCCGGTATAGACGTTCACGATTTTGAAGGGATTGTTTTGATCCGGAGTGGCCATGGGTGGCGGTTCGATTGTAACTTTTCTTTTGAACAGGCGAAAATCGTTCAGATCCAGAAACTCCCATGTCAAAATCGAAGTGATGAAAATGACCGCAAGGAGTATCAGGCCGAGCAAGACATTGTTAAGCATTCTTTTTAGCCTCCTTCAAAAGCTTGTCCACGTCGATGCCGAGGGAAAGTGCAAGCTTGATTTTCTCAAGTATAACACATTCCGGTGTTGATTTCATCAATTTTGTGCTAGTATCTTGCACTTTATTTTCCCCCTTTGGCTAGATCATTGATAATTTAAGGTTTCCGGCAGCTGTTTGGCTGCCTATTTTTGTTATTTTGAGGTGGTTATTATGAAATGTCCAAAATGCGGAGCTGAAATTGAGAACGTGAAATTTTGCCCTGAATGTGGAGCACCTGTTGCTTCTGGTTCCGTGACAGCAGCTATCGAATCAGACGAAAAGCCTGAAAAGAAGAAAAAGGGTCACGGATGCGGATGCGCGGTTGCTGTTAGTGTTGCGCTGATTGTGTTCGTTCTTATGATGACCCCTTCTTCCAGCACGACAAGTTCAGCGTCCGGGACAAAGAGCAGCACGTCCATAAAATCGTCAATTTCTGCCGATGATAGCCTTACAATGGGGCAGAGAAACGCTTTGCGGTCTGCCCAAACCTACCTGAGTGCTGGTATGGGATTCTCTTACAGCAGCCTTGAAAACCAGCTTGAGTATGAAGGATATTCCACGGAAGATGCTACTTATGCCGTAGATCATTGTGGTGCCGACTGGGACGAACAGGCTGCGATAAAAGCAAAAAATTATATCAACTCCATGTCTTTCTCTCGCTCCGGTCTGATTGAGCAGCTGGAGTTTGAGGGATTTAGCCAAAGTCAGGCGGAGTACGGCGCCACTGCTGTGGGATATTGATGTGTAAACTTGTTTACAACTGCATTTTACAACGATTTGGCGTAAACGTCAATCGATTTTAACTGCGCAAAAATGCGCTGAAAATTTGAGATTTGCGCTGAATCGCGCGATTTACGCGCACTTTTAAGCGAAAAACGCGCGGTTTGCGCTTACTTTGCGCAAAATATGCGCGTTGCTACTGCTTGCCGGTGTCCGGCTGCTGCATTTTTTGCAGCAACTGGGCGGCGCACTCCCCGCCGGGGGTGGCCGCTGCGGCGCGCAGGGTGTGCAGGCCGGTGATCTTGCGGCTGGCGTACATGGTGGCAAGGGCTTGCTGCTCCGGGGTCATATCAACGTAACAGGCAAGCGCGGCGCGGATGTGGGCGCAGAAACAAGCGGTCTTTTTGTTGGTCATGGCTCAATCCTCCCAAGGCTGCGGGGGTTTGGCTGTTCCGGTGAGAACGCTGGCGGGCATTCCGTCAACGATGGTCATTTCCGGGTCTGTGTCGAACGTTTGAACGTTTTTCATTTCTTTTTCCTCCTGATTTTTGGTAATTGTGTCAACTTATGTACCAAATTCTACCATGCGCCAGAGGAAAAAGAAATTAGTGTAATTTTTGTCGAATGGCGCAGATTTTTTCTGCGCCATTTTTGCTTATTTTCACGCAATAAAATTTGTGGGGGGAGGTAGAATAGTATGAGTTATTTTACGGCCGCAAAAATTGGTGCTGCTCTGGCAAAGGCGCGTGTTTCGGCTGGGTTGAGCCAGCGCGAAATTGCAATTTTGATAGAGAAGAACGAGCGCACGGTGCAGAACTGGGAACGCGGGCAATCCAGCCCGGATGCGGACGAGATCATGGATTGGTTTACCGCGTGCGGGATGTCACCGCTGGCTGCGATGCAAGAAATGTTACACCCTGAGCTGTACTGGAAGCAGACCACTGACATGACAAACGAAGAGATTGACGCGGCGATAAATAATTTTTTGTGCAACTCTCCCCGGGTCGTAAAGGAAATGATCCTGTTCATCGTGCTGGGCAAACACGGCAGCTATCCCCCGGCGGTGATAGCGGAGATCTGCGCAAATCTGCACACGCCGCTGCAGAACAAGGTTTCGTTATGCGGTCAGGTGCTGGATAACTATAACTGCGCCGTTGCCACCAACACAGACCCTGTGCCGGATGAGGTGCACCCACCCATGGAGCTGCTGACCATCGCGTACAAGGCGGGCAAGGAAGCGTCCAGACGCGGGGAAACGTCCTACACAACAGAGAGGGGGCGTAAGAAATGACCTGCATCAGATGCAAGCGAGAGATCCCGGAAGGTGCTGCTTTCTGCCAATGGTGCGGCAAGCGCCAGCCAGAAGCCGCCCCGCAGCAAAGAAAAAAGCGCTGCCGTCCCAAGGGCAGCGGCACAGTGTACTCTTGTGTATGGAGGTGGATTTTATGAAAAAACGGGTCAACACGGCATTTTGGGTGGAAAAGGAAAAGCGCTGGTGCATCGCGGTTCAGAAGAACGGCACCCGCAAACGGTTTTACAGCAGCACGCCGGGCCGGACAGGACAACGGGAAGCAAACGCAAAAGCGGATGCATGGCTTGATGATAGTATCAGAGACGGAAAAAAGAAGGTCAGCGTCCTTTATTCGGAGTGGGTGGAAGAGCTGAAGCTGACTTGCGGGACGTCCTATGTGACACAATGCCAGCGTTACGGAGACTGCTACATCCTGCCGACATGTGGGAATATCCGCATTGACGAGTTAACCGAGGGCGATCTTCAAAAGGCCATTGACGTTTCGTTTCGGAAGCGCTCACAGAAAAAGAACCAGCGCAAGCCCATCTCAAACGAGCCGTTGAGCCGAAAGACGCTTATGACGATCCGGGCTGCGGAAACCGCCTTTGTCAAGTGGTGCCGAAGAAACAAGTACACGACGCTCCACCCCGACCTGTCTATCCCGAAGAATGCCAGGATGGGGAAACGCACGATCTTGCAGCCCACCGCCCTGAAGGTTCTGTTTAGCGTAGACACCCGCACCTACTATGGAAAGCTGGTATTTGATGAATATATCTACGCCTACCGCTTTGCAGTTGCGACCGGCCTGCGCCCCGGTGAGTTAATCGGCCTATGGTACGGAGACATCAAAGGGAACACGGTCAACCTTCGGCGCAGCATCAACGTGCACCGGGAGCAGACCACCGGAAAGAATGAAAACGCCATCCGCTCTTTTGACATGGGCAAGGAAGCACGGGATGCCTATGAAGCGCAGGTACAGCTTCTAAAGACTCAAGGCATACTGTTAAACTACAATACGCCGCTATTTCAAATTCCGTCAGAGCATACGCTCTATCGCCGCTGGGAATCGTATCAGGAAGCAAACGGGCTTGAGCCGAAAGTCTCACTTTACGAGCTGCGGCACACCTTTGTCAGCGTTGAATCAAGCGTCCTGACTGACAGCCAGCTAAAAATGCTGGTTGGTCACAGCAAGAACATGGACACCTCCGGCGTGTACCATCATGAATTGCAGGGCCAGCGAGAAGATTTGGCGGCTGCAACGACCGCCGCATTCAGGAAGGCTCAAGGGTGATTATGGTAACACATTTGGTAACACTATTTTTTCCAAATGTCAAAAAACGAATCGGGCATAACCCAACAAATCCGTATTATTCCTTCACTCTTTCGTGCATTCCAGATTTATTTTTGACGACAATCCATCATTTTTAATTGTTCGACTCCCATCGCCTCCACCAGTAAAAAAGCCACCTGAAAACTTACGTTTTCAGGTGGCTTTTGCTATACGGGGCGATGTCGTATTA